TACACGATTGATGATGACAATCTAAGTTTTGAGGAGATTGCTGGCATGGTTGCTAGTGCTGCTTTCTGTGAAGTTTATCGCTACGGAAGTGTCACACGTCTTAAATTCGAACAGCCACAAGAGAATGCGGTTTTACTTTTTAATCACCGGAACAAAGTACCCGGAACTGAAAAGAGGACTACTCGATGGGATGACAAGAATTATGACGGCTTAGAACTTGAGTATACATCGGATAAGGATGATGCAAGGATTAAATATTCTTTGTACTGGGATAACGCGACAAAGAGTACAAAAGAAGGTCCATTTGCTAAAAACCCATTAAAGATAACTACCACTGGTATCAGAAATGAAGAACAGGCGAAAACACGTGCTTGGCGCGAGTGGATGAAAGTTCTTTATAAGGCTTTTCTATGTGAATTTGAGGCACTTGACGAATCGGAATTGTTGTTAAGAAATGATGCCATTCTAATTGCAGATAACAGGGGGGATTTAACACAGGATGGAGAGATTCGTGGTGTTGATGGTCTTTTCTTAACAACATCTCAACCGTGCTTTTTTGAAAACGGACAAGATCATTATATTTATGTCCAACTACCAGACAAGACCGTTGATATGATTCCTTGTGTCGCAGGGGACGATGAGTATTCAATAAAGCTTTTACGTGCTCCCTTAATTCCCATAATTATCAATCCATCCAACTACATTGGATACACAGGGTACAAGCTGGTAAAGGCAACTGAGGCAGAGGCATTTATGTTTATGCTTGATGAAATCACGCCTAAATCGCCAATGACAAATAATCTTATTGCCTCAAATTATGACTCACGGTTTTATCAACATGATCATGATTTTGTCTAATTAATTTTTTAAATTTTAGCCCCTTTTTTAAGGGGTTTTTTTATTGCCCGGAGAAAAGGTATGGCAGATTACCTAACGCCTGCAAAGTTAGAAAATGCTTCACTAGATTGTGATAGCTGGGATAAGTTTTTTCATGGTACTGAGTTTGAGGATGTAGTAACTCGACTCGGAAAAGTGTTTCCCACTCTTCCTAAGGTTTTAAAATTATTTTTTGATAATGGTTTATTTAGACCATTTCAAACAGAAGCTCAATTGCTTGCCTATGTTCCAGAAACAAACCCAAGTGCAGCTTATGCTTTTGATACGAAAAAGCTATATTCATGGGACGGCTCTGTTTGGAACGATGAAGGATTAAGTCCTTTAGACTTATCAAAAAGCTATACAGATGAACAATTTATTTTAGCTGTGCAAAAATCAGTTTTTGAGACGCTTTCTCAATTATTTGGCCTAGCGAAATCTGATGATGAGAAGATCAAATCTCTTTTTACTGATGGAGCAGGGAAAGTCGTAATTGGTTATGACTTAGAAAAAGATACAGGTATTTATGGTGGAATGCTTGAGCAAGTTGTTGAAATTGTACCGGGATTAAAAATTTACAATGATGGCAGGTACTTGGGTCTATTGGGTGATTCTGAAAGGGGAATTTTAATTGGTTATGACATGCTTAATGACTTGCCAGTCATTGCTGGCCTTGAAGAGCTCATCGCGGGACTTGTGATCCCAAACCAAAAACCGTTAGTAAAAGCAGTTAATCACATGCTGTGGTATGGGGAGTCTTTTTCTGTAGGGCAAAAAGGAACCCCGCCGATAAGCGTTCAGCAACCATATTCAAACCTTACATTTGACTCAACTGTTCGTCTAATAAATGGGACAGCAACAGCTACTAAGCCACTTGTTGAGGACGCAGGTATAAATAACCCACCAGTGTCGACATCACAAGGCGAAACTTGTTGCTCCGGTGCGGCAAACTATGCTTCAAGAGCAATGATGCTTGAAAACGGAATTGATCCGAACAACCATGTGATTTTTGCAAGTACAGCAGGACACGGTTCATATCGTATTGATCAGCTCGAAAAAGGCACAGCTTGGTACCCGACACTTATTAATCATGTAACGCAAGCAATGAGTATAGTTGGTCCAGACTATAAAGTTCAGTGTATTAATTTCATTCAAGGTGCGAACGATGCTTTATCTACAGTGCGTACACCTAAATCAGTTTATAAGCCGAAATTAAAGCAATTACGCATTGATGCTAATGCAGATATCAAGGCAGTTACACAACAATCTGATGATATTAAATTCATTATTGCGCAAATGTCTTACGGAACAAGGGCGTGGAGTGATCAAGCACTTTCTCACTTAGAACTGGTGCAGGAAGATGAGAGCTTTTGTATGGCAACACCTATGTATCATTTTCCCTATGACGCCGATAGTGTCCATTTAACTAATATTGGCTACAAGTGGATTAGTGCTTATTTCGGTAGAGCTTACAAACAGCTAATTGTAGAGAATCGGCAGCCCGATTTCATTAATCCGATTGTTGCTCAACTAATCGGTGATGAAATTCATGTGAAATTTAAAGTTCCTCAACTTCCACTGGTAATTGATACCGAGACATTAGCGGTTACGACAAATCACGGATTTAAAGTTCTTGTAGATGGAGCGGCAACAACAATCTCTAACATTACAGTTCAAAACGATACTGTGATTCTTAAACTATCAACAGAACCAACGGGAACTGTGAAAGTGCGTTATGCACTGGATTATTTGGGTTCGGGGATTAATTTAACGGAAGGTGCTTCGGGAAACATTCGTGATTCTACAGATGAGGTAACAATAATTGATGGAGAGATAAAACCTCTCTATCACGTATGCCCGCATTTTGAATTAACTGCATTTACAGACAAAGGAATTTAAAAATGACTCAATTATTTTTTCAAGCGAAGAACTTTGTAAGTAAGAGATCTTTACCTAAATTATCAAATGTTGATGATTTGCTACCAAATCTTGAGTATGAAGCGTATGGGCATTGGGTTTTTGAAAACACATCTGCTTCATTGACGGATAAAGTGAATAATAGACTTTTAGCATTGCAAAGCGGTGCTACTGTGCAGCCCACTTACACCGAATCGGGTGTAACAATCTCAACTGCCGTAGGTAATGCTCTAGTAAGTGATTTAAGTGATACATCAGCACAAAGTGTAACGCTTACAGCAGTTGTGAAATGCAATAACACCCAGTTAGCTATTTTATTAGGAAACTTAGTACCCAGCAATTCTACATCGAGTAGTGGTTTAGCGGGCTTTGCTTCGGCCGGGAAGGGATACTTGACAGTTAAGCCAACCGCTGCTGCTGGTTCGGGGGGAATTTCGTCATTAACACCAGCATCTGGGTATAATCAAACATCAAACTTTTTTATTGCTGTTAGCGTAGATAAAGCAACTAAAAAAGGAATTATTTACGTTCAACAAAATTCGGCAGAATTGACAAACGAAGCAGTTTATACAGCTCCTGTTTACGAAAGTGCACTGAATAAGTTTGCTTTTGGTAATAATGCATACTCAATTTCAAACGCAACCGGAAACACGGCAACTTTTGCAGAAGGGGTTATCTTTGATAAAGCTTTAACTTTAGATGAAATTAAAGCTGTTGCTGCGCGTGCGAAAAGTCGAATGAAAAATCGTGGAATCATCTTTTAAAAGCCCCTTAAAAACTGGGGCTTTTTTATTGCCAGTTTCTGGAGAAATGAGTATGGCAGAACCAGCAACATCAACAAGCACAGCAACTTACGGTCTAGTAACAAATTTAGCAGGGGGTGGAATGGTTTTATATGGCGGTCTTTCTACAACTGAATGGATGGCTGTAGTGGGGGGAATCTGTGCTTTTGCAGGCTTAATAATTCAGTTGTGGTCCACTTATCGAAAAGATCAGCGAGATGAGGAGTTACATAAAAAATTGATGGGTGAAGATAGTCATGACAAACAAGACTAAACTTTTCGTAATTGGTTCAACTATAGCCGCCTCGATGGGCGGTTTTTTTATTTTTGGGCCTAGTGATCAGCAAGTTCAGGCTACGGCCGCAAAAGAAGGTTATACAGCTAAACCGACCATCCCGGTGAAGGGTGACCGTCCGACTATTGGCAATGGCACCACATTCTACCCGGATGGCCGTGCTGTAACTATGAATGACCCGGCTATTACTCGAAAGCAGGCTTTTGAGTATTTGAAATTCACAATGAATAAAGATGCTCGAGCATTCAATAAAACATTGCTAAATATTCCAATTTCACAAGCTGAATACGACCTATACCTTGATTTCACGTATCAATACGGGATTGGCGCATGGTCTGGATCATCAATGCTGAAAAATCTAAAGGTAGGGAAGTATAAGGCAGCTTGTGACTCATTACTTAAGTATAAATTCGTTGCAAAGCGTGATTGCTCAATTCGTAAAAATGGTTGCTACGGGGTTTGGACTAGACAAGTAGAACGACATGCGAAATGTATAGGGGTTAATTCATGACATGGATTTTAAACAATAAGCGCTGGTCATTAATCATTGTTTTGTCAGTTCTTTACTTAATCCAGATTGGGTACACAAACCACTTAGCTGGAAAAATTAACCAAGCCGATCAAAAGTGTTTGTCGCAGATCCAGAAAATCGAAAAGAAAAACTTAGAGGCCCTTGCCGAAAAGCAAAATCAGATCAATAAAGTGAGCGCAGACTATGAAAAAGTCAAAGCAGAGCAAAACACCAAAGTCGAATATATTGAGCGTGAAGTGCAAAAGATCGTGGAGCGTCCTGTTTATAAGTCTAGCTGTATTGATGATGACGGGGTGCAACAACTCAATGAACTCATTAAAGCCGGTAATACCAGCTAATCTCATCCAGCCGTGCCCTAATTTAAATGAAATTGAGGGCACAACTGGCAAAGATTTAATGATCTGGTCAGTTGATACAGTTGCAAAATATAATGACTGCAAAGCAAGACACGGTGCGATTGTGAAGGCTCTTGAGTAAGAGCCTTTATTAATGTGCAATTATTTGCTCAATAATCTGGATAATTGCACATTTTGAGCAAAATTATTCTCAACTGTATTCTCTCGAGGTTTTATCATGCAGCAATTAATGATTATGGTCACAGAAGTTGGAAAGCTTGAGCACACATGTAATTTGCTTGCTGAGGTAAACAAAGGCGGTAAAGTTTTAAAGGTTTTCGACTACAACGGCAATCAATTACCAATCAACATTGATGGAACCGTGACATTTAATAGACGCCGTTGGGAACTTCCCATTAAAGTAGATTTAAAATAA